CTCGGAAGTTTCTTGAAATGGGATTTACTCGCGCCCGTAGGTATGCAAATCATCCTAGTGGGAAAAAGTACGCTAGCGATGGTTCCGTATCACCGCAGTCGCCAACCGCACTACACTGTGAAAAGTCCCGTGCTGCAACTGTTTTCAAAAAAATGAGAGACAGGGCTGCAAAAGATGAAAAGTATGTTACAATGAGAAAACAATGGAGATTACAAGAATGATTTTTTCGGCATGCCCACCAGTTTATACGTTACCTGGTACTTGGAGTGATCCAGAAAAGATTGCTAGGTGTAACGATACACTAATTCCACACTTTACATTTAATCCAAATTATACCTTTGGTATATCGATTGCTGTGATTACAATTTTATTAGCAGCATATGGAATCTATAAAGGATTTTTTGCAAATGAAGGATTGGCAGATCCATGGGATGATCATGAAGATTGATACACAAGGAATGTCCTATGGGACAGGAAAGGGTACTGGTAAAAGTTTAGAAGAACAACGTGCCAGTATCCCTGATGTCAAACCGAAACAAATTAATATAATATCTGATTCTTTAAAGGAAGAGTTGAAAGATATTATTAATGAAGTTTTAGATGAGAGAGAACATCAAAAAAAACTTAACGGTCCTTACGATTTTTATGATGATGACGGAATTAATTTCATCTAATGACCCAAGATATTTTTCACAAACAAGTGATGCACCTTATGATCGTCATCACTATAGAATAATTTGCCAAGATAATTCTTTTGTGGTAAAATCTTGGGATGAAGTCCAAGAGTATTGGTGGAATAGACGAGGGTTTAATTCACCAGTTATTGAGGTTATTGATAAACCAAAATCTAAAAAAGGTTTTAAATGAGTGATTTTATATGGGTTGAAAAATACAGACCCAAAACAATTGAAGAATGTATCTTACCTGAGAGTATCAAAAAAACCTTTCAGGATTTTCTAACTGCAGGTGAGATACCAAATATGTTACTGTCAGGTCCACCAGGTATTGGTAAGACCACTGTAGCAAAAGCACTATGTAATGAACTAGGAGCAGATTATTATGTCATTAATGGATCAGATGAAGGACGTTTTCTTGACACGGTTCGGACGAACGCAAAGAACTTCGCATCTACCGTCTCTCTTACAAGCCAGTCGAAACATAAAGTCATTATCATTGACGAAGCAGACAATACCACTTCCGACGTACAGCTCCTTCTCAGAGCGTCTATTGAGGAGTTCTCTAGGAACTGCAGATTCATTTTCACCTGCAACTATAAGAACAAAATTATTGAGCCATTACACTCTCGTTGCTCTGTGGTTGACTTTTCTATTAATAAAAAAGACAAACCAGCAATAGCGGCACAATTCTTTTCTCGAATTAATTACATTCTAGAAACTGAGAGAGTTGACTCTGATAAGAAAGTTATAGTTGAATTAATTAATAAACACTTTCCAGATTGGAGAAGAGTATTAAATGAGTGTCAAAGATACTCAGTAAGTGGGAAAATAGATAGTGGAATATTAGTAACCTTTTCAGATGTATCAGTTGATGAACTTATCAAAAATCTCAAACAAAAAAACTTTTCTGCGGTTCGTAAATGGACGGTTGATAATTTGGACAATGATCCTGCTGTATTGTTGCGGCGTATTTACGATGCTCTTTATGGCACCCTTAACAACTCTAGTATTCCTGCTGCTGTGCTTATTATCGCTAAGTATCAATATCAAATTGCCTTCGTAGCAGATCAGGAAATTAATTTACTTGCGTGTTTAACTGAAATTATGGTGGAGTGTGAATTCAAATGACAAAAAAAATTTTTAAAAGAACTTATCGTGTGGCATTTCATCCCAATGTGGTGAAGATGATTGAAGGTGCTAAAAATGGAGTAGCAGTTTTTTGGGGATATCATGATTTGATAGATCATAGTCATGAGGATGATAAATTCCAACGATTAGATGTTGCTTTTACTGAAATGCATAAAAAAGGTCAAGAATACAGAAAAAAGTATCAGAAGATCTATAATCGTCAGGTTAAATCTCTTGTTAAAGAACAGGGATGGACGATGCATGATGTAAGAATGATGGAAAAAAAAGATAAAGAACATTCTGAATTAAAGGAACAAGCAAGAAAAGAAATTTCGAAAGAGGTTTGGAGACAGTATGAAGATGGTATTATAAAAGATAATCCTTTCATGGTATTAGCTAGTATATTTCAAAGTCCAGAGTGGTCAAAAAAAGATGATTATGAAAAAGAACAATATCAATTTAAAAAGAAATTAAAGAAAGAGGGTAAATTGACTTATTGGCAAATTCAAGATGTTGCTCATAAAAAAGCATATGATGAATTGGGAGATGCACCAGATGGTATGCATGGATTAGATGTTGAAGGGAATGCTCCTATATGGAAACCTATATTTGATAGAGGATATTGGGAATTTGAATATATCTCTGAAAGTGTTCCAGATTGGATATCTGAAAGAGAATATTCTATATCACATGAAGAATTGTATGAACCAGAAGTTCAAAAACTGAAAACAAAAAAAGGGTCTAGAGTTAATTGGGCATCTAGAAATCGTGGCAACAAAGTTGTGGTATCATCTAAAAATTTTAGAAAAGATACAAAAGTGTATCCAGAAAATCTTAATCCTGGAGTGTGAATTCAAATGATTAAAGTTTTAAAAAATCCTTTAACTTCAAACTATATTGATTTTAAAAATACTGTCTTATCTCATAGTTTTCCTTGGAGATATAGAATATCTACATATCCTGATTCTTCTCAGAATGAAGGACATGTTGATATAAAATATTATGGTCATACATTTTTATCTAGACCTGAAGATGTTGGATACTCAGAACCAACATCTAATATTTTGGATGCAAATATTACAGTTTTACGTGAAATATTGAGTGCTAATGACTTTTTTGAATATTATTTTTTTTTAAGATCCTCTGCGAATTGCACTCATGCAGAACAAGGAATACAATTATCTGAACCCCATTTAGATCATAACTTTCCACATTATAATATGTTAGTGTATTTAAATAATTCTGGTGGAGAAACATTTGTTGAGGATGAAGTTTTTTCTCCAAAGGAAGATGATATAATACTTTTTACTGGAAAACATTATATGAAAAGACCAAGAGAGGGTAGAAGAATTATATTAGTTGCCACCATATTACCATTTGGTAATGAAGGTTTGGATAGTTTGGGAATTCCTGTTTTAGGTTCTCATTGACTTAACGTATCTTTTTTGCTATACTAGTTCAAATGAAAAATGAAATTATGGTGGAGTGTGAATTTAAATGAAAAACATGTCAAAACTAAAACATCAAGTCAAATCAAACAAATATTATATCTTCTGGGGTGCTGCTACAGTAGCAGTTATCCTTGGTCAAATTTACATTGGAATTGGTTATCGTCTAATGACTCAAAGTGTAAATGACTTAACAGAAGTTTTTACAATCATACAAGAACAAGAAGATTTAAGAAGATATCCTAACTTATATTGATGTCAATCAAATCTCTTAAGACACCATTAAGATATCCTGGTGGCAAATCAAAAGCAATCAAAACTCTTTCTCAATGGTATCCTAAAATTATTTCTGAGTATCGTGAACCATTCATAGGTGGAGGGTCGATTGCGATAGATATTACCAAATCGAATCCAGACATACCAGTTTGGATTAATGATCTCTATGTGCCTTTGTACAATTTTTGGGTTCAACTTAGAGATAGAGGTGATGAGTTATCTGAAAGAGTACGTGAAGAAAAACAGAATACTCTTGATGAAGGTGATTCAGATAAGGTAACATCAAAAGCAAAAGATCTTTTTAATAAGTATAAAGAAGAGATTGATACTTATGATAATTTTGAGAAGGCAGTTGCATTTTTCATTATGAATAAGTGTAGTTATTCTGGTCTTACAGAGAATAGCACCTTTTCACAAACAGCATCTAACTCTAATTTCTCTTTAGTTGGTGCTGATAAGTTAAAGGAATTTTCAAAGTTAATTAAGAATTGGAAAATAACCAATGTAGATTATTCAGAATTAATGACGGAAAAAGGATCGGATGATACATTTATATTTTTAGATCCACCATATGATATTAAAGACTTTTTGTATGGAAAGAACCGTGAAATGCATAAGTCATTTGACCATGAAATATTTGCAGATCAGGTCTATAATTGTATTCATAAATTTATGATTACTTACAATGTTAATGATCGATTAAAAGAAATGTATAAAAATTATAATCTTGAGGAATGGAAATTAAGATATTCGATGGCGCATCGTGGAGACAAGGGAACAGATGAGAATGTAAAGACAGAATTATTAATAACAAATTATAACATATATCCAGTATCACCACTTGAACAACTACTTGTATAATGGAACTCAAAGATTGGTTAAACTCCATAAATCAAACTAAGAAAAACTTAATGGATGAAGACCCATCTGTTGAAAAAAGTTATTCGCCTTATATTATTAACCGTTGTTTTTCTGGACATCTTGATGCGATAATGTTTGCGAATGAAATGAATAAGTATAATTTCTTACCAAAGAAGATGCAATATGACTTTTTTATAAATACCCTCAGAGTTAAGAAAAGATTTTCTCCTTGGCTTCGTAAGGATGAAATCAAAAATCTAGATTATGTAAAACGTTATTATGGTTATAGTAACGAAAAAGCAAAACAGATTCTAAAAATTCTTTCCAAAGAACAACTTAATTTTATAAAATCGAAATTTGAAACTGGAGGATCGAAATGAGTGTGGTTAAAGAACCAGAGGTGAACTGGACATCTGATCAGATGGTGGAAATTTTACTAAGTGAACCTGATGATTTCCTGAAAGTCAGAGAAACTCTAACAAGAATTGGTGTCGCATCGAGAAAAGAAAAGAAGATATATCAGTCATGTCATATACTGCATAAGCAAGGAAGATATTATATTGTTCATTTTAAAGAATTGTTTGCACTTGATGGTAAGCATGCAAATCTAACTGTAAATGATATACAAAGACGTAATCGTATTATTCAACTTTTAGTTGATTGGGGTTTAGTAAGTATCGTTACTGCTGATAAAATACAAAACATAGCACCTTTAAATCAAATTAAAGTTTTATCTTACAAAGACAAGGGTGATTGGATATTGGAGACAAAATATAATATCGGAAGTAAGAAAAAAAAGACCGACTAGGCATTTCTTTTTGTTAAGAAATCCTCATATAAGTATAAATTCTTTCATACATAATAATGAGTATATAAGGAGACGATGCCTATGCACAATCCAATATCATTCAACAATTTGAACTCTTGGGTT